TAACTAATACTATAGCCCCGGCCTTCGAGGGCCGGGGCTTTTATTGTAGTTATAAAACTAATAGTTGTCAAACCACGACACGCCAGGGCGTGTTTAACTTGCCAACAGAAACTCAAACCTGATACACCTTCGCCATGGAAAATGAAACATATCTAAGTCACAGCCAGTTCACCACATGGCTGTCCTGTGGCGAGAAATACCGACTGACCAAGATCGTCGGAGTGCAAGAAGACCCAGCCTGGTACTTCGCTGGGGGAACCTCGGTTCATGCTGCTGCCGATGCCATTGACCATCAATTCCTGAAGGAGAAGGCATGAGTACAGCAGCCTACGAAGCAGGCTTAGCAGCATTCAGGGAAACCCTAGATGCTGAGGAAGCCAAAGCACCCGCAGGCCCGTGGAGGGCTGGAGGCAGAGCAACCAAGAAGTTCCCGAACAAGGAAGACAAAGCCTGGTGGCTCTCCGAAGGACCAGCGATGGTCCACAACTACTACACCTGGCGGTTACAGAATCCCAACCTAGACATCTGGCACACCCCTGAAGGTGTGCCTGCTATCGAACTAGGTGTGGTGGTGAACCTGCCTGGTGGTGTGACACTGAAGTCCTACATTGACCGGGTTTTCGTGGATAAAGCCACAGGCCAGACCATGATCGTGGACCTGAAGACAGGCAAACCACCACAGGCAGGGCTACAACTCGCCGTGTATCGCCTAGCGTTACAGCAGCAGTTCGGTGAGGCACCACGTTTCGGTGCATTCTGGATGGGTAGGCAAGGCACCCTAGACAAGGTGTACGACCTAGACACCTACCCGCTGCCGATGGTGGAACGCTGGATGCGGGACGTGAAGAAAGCCATCGACATGCAGGTGTTCGTTCCGCACATCACCATGATGTGTGACTATTGTGGAGTGAAGAAGTTCTGCTATGCTCACGGAGCAACACAGTACGCACCCGATTTTGGAAATGATTTACAGGAGGAGAACCAATGAGTAGTGAACCGATGCACAAGATCACCGTGAAGGTTGGCGACGCTTTGCGTACCGTCCAAGCGGACACGCACGCTGAGTTCATGGAGGAACTGGAGAAGGCACACGAGTCGTTGCAGCAATGCTACGACCTGCTTGTTGCTGCACGAGCGGTGGGTAACGTGGCCCAGACACCTGCCCCAGTGCAGGCTACGGCTACTGCGGAGCCTGCTGCACCGTCAGCGTTCACGAACGCTAGTGTCCCAACTGGACCTGATGGCAGACCTCGTATCGCTAAGTCTGGTACGTCGGCTAAGGGTCCGTGGAAGGCTTGGATGACTGCCGCCCGTAAGGGTGAGCCTGGTTACGCCGATCCGATTTGGATTCAGCGTGGCACACCAGAGTGGAACAACTTTCCCGCCTAGGAGGTGAAACATGGGTAACGAAAAGTATGAAAGCCACATACGGATTCGCAGCGATGAACCTATCGACGTGAGTGTTCTCACAAAGGCAGGGGCTAAGTTCGGTCGTGTATCATCTGTTTCCTGCGAGAAGGCATGGAAATGGGAACTTGAGGACGACGAGTGAGACTCCTTGACCGGGCTATCCGGAACATCGACCAAGGCGGCACCACCGTACCAATGCCGTTCAAGTCGTGGACCGATAACCAAATGTCTGTTCGCCGTGGTGAGGTCAGCATGATCGCTGGCCCACCCGGTGCAGGCAAATCCACGGTCGCTCTCGCTATCGCTATCAAGGCACGAGTACCCACCCTGTACGCCAGTGCCGACAGCCACGAGTCCACTATGGCAATCAGGTCACTAGCGATGGTGACGGGTTTGCCTCAGGCTGATGTGGAAGAACGCATGGTCAGTGACCCTGAGTGGGCTACGGCAATGCTGAAGGAGAACGTCGCACACATCAGGTGGATGTTCGATGCGTCACCGACACTCGCTGATCTGGAGGATGAGATCAACGTGTACCGGGAGTTGATGGGTGATAACCCATCACTTGTCATTGTGGATAACGCTGTGGATGTGACACACGATAGCGGTGACGAGTTCTCCAGTCTTCGTTCGCTGATGCGTGAGGTGAAGTGGTGGTCCCGCGACACGGGTGCAGCGTTCCTGATCCTCCACCACACTAGCGAAGGGTACGAGGGATACCCCTGCCCACCGCGTGCATCCTTGCATGGCAAGATCGCACAGATACCATCCCTCATCGTCACCCTATCCTCCAGTGAACCTGGTCTTATGGCTGCTGCTGCGGTGAAGAACCGTTACGGTCCCGCTGATGCCACGGGTAAGACAGCGTTGTGGATGGATTACTTTCCGACGAACATGCAACTGAAGGACCTAGACTCGTGAGCCAAAAATACAACAAGGTCAAAGGGTCCAGGTGGGAATCAGACCTGGAGAACTACTACAACGAGGAAGGTTTAAAGGCACGACGGCTGCCTCGTGCCGGAACCAAGGACATCGGTGACATCGGTATCACCCTCCGCAACGATCACGTCATTGTTGTGGAAGCGAAGAACGTGAAAGCAAACAAGGTCGCTGAGTGGTTGGCTGAAGCCGACACGGAAGCGAACAATCATCAAGCGAAATACGACACGCCATGCTACGGTGTGGTGGTGCGGAAGACACCCGGCAAGACCGCTAACGGTGGTGTCGTGATGATGACGCAAGAAACTTTCCTGAACCTACTACGCTGGAACGAGTTAGCATGAGCGAAGCACGCTTCGACATCTGGCCCGTCCTGGAACACTACGGATGGGAACTACCCTCACCCCGTGGCTCCTGGCAGTCCATCCGATGCCACGCGCACGAAGACGCGCACGCATCATGCCGTGTAAGTCAAGATAGCGGGCAAGTAAAATGCCTTGCATGTGATTTTAAAGGCGATGCCATAGATGTTGTCCGATACTACGAGAAGGTGAACTATCCCGATGCTGTCCGTCGATGCGAAGAACTCACTGAAGGAAGCGACCGAAACGTACTACAATCAAGTCGGGGATATAGCAGAGTATCTTCTCGGACGCGGGATAAACGGCGAAGCCGCTCTTACACACCGCCTAGGCTACGTGAAAGAACCAATGATCGGGCATGAAGCGTATACCGGACGACTGTCCATACCGTACCTCACACCGACTGGTCCAGTGGATATACGATTCCGCGCCCTACACCCAGACGACACACCTAAGTACATGTCCAGGGCTGGGGCTGAGCAGCACATGTACAACGTGCTTGCGTTCCAAGAAGACTCCGATATCATCTGCATCTGCGAAGGTGAGATCGACACTATCGTCATGCACAGCATGGTGGGTGTCCCCGCTGTAGGGATGCCTGGTGCTAACGGCTGGAAGTCCTGGTACGCACGGGCTTTCAGTGACTACCGGAAGGTTCTCGTGCTGACGGACGGGGATCAGGCTGGTAGGGACATGGGTAAGAAGATCATGCAGGCGATTGACGTTGCCGTGGTGGTGTCAATGCCGGATGGTTTGGACGTGAATGAGGTATTCTTAATAGAAGGTGCCGAAGGCATCAGAAAGCGAGTGGGGTTGTGACTGGAGATATCTTGATGGTGGGTTTGATTATCCTGCTGTCCATGATCGCGGGTTGGGTGCTGATTGGCACCGTGATGTGGGCTATCGCTGAGTGGGATGAACGCAAGTGGCGTAAGCGCATGGGTGAGATCGCTGCTGAGGGGTTTGATCGTGGATGATGACACAGCACGATTGGGCGAGTCTCCTGCACTCGCTGACTTCCTTGGGTTTACGAATCGAAAGCCACAACCGCCAGTCAGGGAAAATAGTCTTGGCGGTATACCCTTTGCCCCGCCAATCCACGCCGGGTACGGTGTGACGACGGAGGAACTAGCGGAGTCGCAGCGTAGGTTCACGAACTATGCACGTCTGCGGATCATGGGCACGGGTAACCGTGAGTATTCTCGTGGCGGTAAGCAAACCTTTGAGGACATGTCGTATCATCGGTTGATTGATGAGTGATTGATGAGTTGCGGGATGAGTTGGCTGACGCAGTGAACTACCTGACCTTCCTTGATATCCAGTTGTCTAGGTGGAAGTCCACGTTGGAGGAACGGCTGTGAAGTATGTCGTCATGTTTTCTGGTGGTATCGGGTCGTGGGCTACGGCCCGGCGACTTGTGGATGAACACGGTCCAGAGAATGTGACCTGCCTGTTTAGTGATGTGAAAGGCGAAAACCCTGACCCGCATGTGGGTGAGGATGAGGACACCTATCGTTTCATTGATGACGCTATTGCCCAGTTGGGTTGCGAATACATCAGGGTTGCCGATGGTCGTGACATTTGGCAAGTGTTCAAGGATAAGCGTTTCCTTGGCAACAGCCGCCAAGCAAACTGCTCGCATACTTTGAAGCAGCAGCCAGCGAAGAAATGGC